AAGGAGATCTTGATGAACGGCCTAACGCTACTATTGTTTTTGTTGGCCACTGTTGTTATAACTTTGATCCTGCGGTATAAACGCAGGCCGCTAGATAAACACCTCCCACCACCTAACTGGAGATGTTCGAGAGGCGGAAGAGACTACTTTTAACTGTTAGAAAGCATAGAAAGGAGAACTCGATGGAACCCGTAGACAAAATGTTTGTTGCAGTGATCGCTTGTACTGCGCTTATTTTCGCGTTGTTTTTAAGCTATTTCGCATTCCGCGATCACACCCGCGCAACGTATCTCGATCGCTCCGCTGATCCGATCGCCGCAGCCTGTGCATTCGATTCGGACGGAAAGACGATCGCTCCCTCTTGCATGGCTTACATGCTCCAACAAAAGGACAACATCCGATGAAAGCTCGTACTAAAAAGTTCAAAAAGTCTGACTTCACCACCAAGGCCTACCAGTGGTTCCTCGATAACCCCGGCGCGAAGGTCCGTAGCGTTGCCGAACGCTTCAACATCTCCATCCCCTACGCCTACAAGCTGCGGGACAAGGCGACCGGCAAGCCCTCCGCGCGCAAGGAGCTGCTGACCCAAGTGCTGAAGGAGATGGACGCGATCGCACCGAAGACCGATACAGTGGACGCGATCCTCGACTCACGGGCCAAGGACTACGGCGCATTCGCCGATAACGCCCGGCTCGCCCAGGCCCTCAAGCGCGCCATGGCCGACCACGCCGATGAGATGGGAAGCCTATTCTCGGACGAACAGTGGGAAGCCCTCGAGATGATCGCGACCAAGATGTCACGCATCGTCAACGGCAACCCAGACAAGATCGACAACTGGGACGATATCGCCGGCTACGCCAAGCTCGTGGCCGACAAGCTGCGGGGGAGGGTCCGTTAATGCTCAGGCCGGCCATAAACAGCACAGAGGACCCGCCACAGCCAGTGGAGGATCTGGCTATGCGGGAGTACATATTCGCGCTCCGACGCCGTATCGAGGTACAGGACTGCCTCGTAGAGGCACTCTCGGAGGAGATCAAGCAGCTTAAGGACGAACGGGATGGACTGAAGGCACAAGTCGAGAGCCTGCTCCTCGACTTGCACTGGATGGAATCCAAGCGCAAGATCCAAACTGTATGAAACACATCAACTTCGTCACGACCGATGACATGCCGCTCGTACAGATGGTGGTGGTCACCATCAACGGGACGCGCTACGGGCTCGTAGGCCCCGTGGTCCACGTGCCAGGGACCATGGACCAGGACCTCGACGTGTCGGAGATCGAGTTCGGCGAGATCATGCCGGCCCACGCAGCCGCACAGATGCTCGAAGGACGGTTTAAGCAGATCATGGGCTCCGAAGTTCAGTAGCTAGCCTAGGCGGCGCTCCCTAGAGAGGGGACACCCACCCTGCACTTGCCGCCACCCCGCCCGAAAGGGCGGGGTTTTTTATTTGGGGCGGTCTACCGACTTCGGCTCAAGGTTCTCAATGCGGTTGTTCGAGCGGTTGCCGTCGCGGTGGCGTAACTGGAACGAGGGCCACTCGCCATGCGTCAAGAACCAAGCGATCTTGTGGGCGGAGTACGTCCGTCCGTTGACCTTGGTGACCAAGCCACCAGCCCTGTCACGGGTTAAAACGGGACGCCCTGTGTAACGATGCAACAGGTCACCTGTTCGGGAGTTGTAACTGAACAACTGATAAAGTCTGTTAATGTCAACTTGTTTCATTGTTAATGGCTCAAGGATCATGGACCAAGGGCCAGTATATCAACTAATTGCCGAAAAGCACGGTTTAACGCGCTTTAGTAGAGGCTGAGAGGGGTCTACTAGTTTTTTTTCTAAAAAGTTTGAAAAAAAAGTGTTTTTGACGTAATGGTGTAATAAGCATTATGAATCAGTAGGTTACGAGTACACAGTGACTTACACTGACTGATTCAGTGAAATTTATCTGGGATGCGCGCGCGACCTTTTTTCTAGAAATTTTTTTTTCATTAGACCCCTTTCAGGTACTACTACTGGCACACGGACTGGCTGGACTCCCGGAAATTGTTCGTAGTAGACTGTTGGCATGTTAACAGTTGACACGGGCATCCCGATCCCCGCCGAAGCCCAGCGGGAGAAGTATCCCTTCCCTGTCATGGCCGTAGGGGACAGTTTCCTGTTACCCGATGCCGAGTCAGCCAAGAACGCGCGTAGCGCCGCTTGGATGTTCTCCAAGCGTCACGGGACGAGGTTTTCGTGCCGGCGTGTGGATGAGGGCTGGCGCGTCTGGAGGGTCGCGTGAAGCTGACCAGTAAGGCGGACAAGGAGTTCGGCAAGCAGATCAGCAGAGGGCTTCAGCCAAAGACGATCGAGAAGATCAACCGCCCTGTCCCCAACGTCCCGAAGAAGCAGAAGCAGCTCACCACGCAGGAGTGGAAGTTCGTTAACGAGTTCGTAGCCGGGGACGGCCACGTGACTCTGCGGGAGGCCGTGGTTCGTGCAGGGTGGCCAGAGAAGAACGCCAAGCGGCGCGCCGAAGACCTGACCGACCCAGACAAGAACCCGCACATCGTCGCTGCGATCCAGAAGATGCGCGCGGAGATGGCCGAGAAGTACGGCACGACCTACGAGCGCCACATGCGCGACCTACAGGTGATCCGTGACCAGGCACTGGCGGCGGGAGCCTATGGCGCTGCCGTCCAGGCTGAATACCGTCGAGGCCAGGCCTTGGGCACGATCTACATCGATCGCAAGGAGATCAGGCACGGTACGATCGACTCCATGAGCAAGGAGGAGGTCATGCGAAAGTTGCAGGAGATCAAGAAGCTGTACGGCAACGGCAGCCCTGTGATCGACGTCACCCCGGAACAGGTAGCCGAGAGTCTGGAAGAGGAACCGAAGGATGCCAGCGAAGCCAGAGACGAAGCTGTACCAGAGGGTGAAAGAAAACCTCCCAAGCTGCCTTTTTACCCGGATTGAGTCACGGGTTAATCAGGGCTTCCCGGACTGTCTGGTTGCCCTGCCCCGTTCGGGTACTTTTGCCCCTCTCGAGCTGAAGGTCGTGACGTACGGGCGGCGCGTTCGTTTGTCTCCGCATCAGGTCGCCTTTCATGCGCGCCATGCCGAGATCGGCTGTACGACGTTCATTCTGGTTTTGTTCGTGCCATACAAAAAGACAGCGAGCAAGGATGGTCAACTGCTGCTGTACCGTGGCGACCAGGTGCTCGAGCTCGCACGTGCGGGAGTGGATACGACCCCGCTTGCGTCGTGGCACTACGGCAGCATGCCGTGGGGGATGCTCGAACTGGAGTTGATGAACAGTTGACAAGTTGATCGAGGCGGGTTAGGTTCGCCGACGCTAGGGCTTTTCCTAGTTAGAAAGCAGAAAGGTGCAGAATGAAAAAGTTTAAGGTTTCGCTCGTTCGAATCGAGCATACGGTGTATCAGCTTGAAGTCGAGGCCGACTCGGCAGAGCAGGCCAATGAAATCGCCATAACCACGTGGAACGAAAATGAAGAGGCCTTCGTCGAGTTCGGCCTTGTTCACATGGAGGACTTCATCAACGATATCGAGGAGGTGCTGCCGTGAACTGGACGGATTTACAGATCATCGACATGTACTACGAGGACGGTATGAAAGAGCAGGAGATCGCCGAGTCGCTCGGGATATCTTTGTTGATGGTGCATGAGGTGATTGCAGCATTCGAGGAATCGGAGGACGAGCAATCATGACGCTACTGAAACACGATAAGCGGACGGCCGATCTACTTGGTGCCATCAAGGAGTTACTCGCCATGCCTGACTACAGCGACAGCAACGAGCGGCCATTGGCCGATATCATTCGCATTCGTCGTGTGGCGGTTAGCCGCGCGCGTCGATTGGTTGAACAGTACGAGGAGGAACCATGCCAAGGTGGGAGGGACGCGAGTCCACTCTGAAGCCTGGCACACTTCCACCAAAACCGAGGGATGCAGAAAAGCAGTTTTTCAAAACCGTTTTTAAGCTGTTCGGCTACTGGCTCATCCATAAGATTTTGGGCGGGTAGTTGACAGGCCAAAGGATGAGCGTATTTTAGAAAGTCCACCAACCGTTGGTGGCATATACAGGAGAAAGTCAAATGTCCGAGTTAGTAAGCAACAGGCCGGAGATCGCTCCCGTGGCGTTCCGGTTTCTGGATTCTTTGAGAGAAGACGGCCACGTGAACATGTTCGGCGCGGCTCCGATCCTCGCTGATGCTTTCATGCTCTCGAAGCAGGAGGCGCGCGTCGTTCTCGAAGCGTGGATGCGATCGAAGCAGGAGGCGAACTAATATGACGACGTTAATGGATGCCTCGCGGCAGTGGGCAACACGTCCACCAGAAGAGCGTTTCACTTCATTACCGGCTATGCGCGACATGCTCGAAAGGTCGCGCGAGTTATCTCATGCCTCGGTTGTGAGCTCTCGCAGTCTGACAGCGGTTCCCGTCAATGACGAGCGCGGATACTCTCGCGGCATTTTGATCCAAGACTCCAACGGCAGGACGGCAGCTCCGTCAAATTGGGCGTTCGGCCAGTTGGCGAGCCTGTCGGGAGCACCGGCTAGTTATCTGCGGACGTTACCGGCTCCGCTCGTTGCCGACTGCCTCAATTATGGTTTGAAGGTCGAGCGCGATGCGGCCGACGTTGGGATGCTGTACACGGGCGAAAACCAAAAAGCCCTCGAAGTCCGCGCGGCCACTGGTGCGCGATATGGTCGCATTTGGAACTCGGATGTAGTGCGCGCCCTCGAGGATCGGTTCGGCGATGGTGTGACGGGTGACTTTCGAGTGCCGGGAGAGTTTGGAAAAGGCCTTGCAGAAGTCACGCGAGACAACACGACGTTATTCGCGAGCGATCGCGATATGTTCGTGTTCCTTGCCGATGAGCAGAATCGAATCGAGTTACCCGGCCGTCGAGACGGCAAAACCGGACAGCTTGCGCGCGGGTTCTTTGTCACTAATTCGGAAGTCGGCGCGGGTGCTCTGAAAATCAAAACATTCTTGTTCGATTACGTTTGCAAAAATCGGATCGTCTGGGGCGCGCATGAGCTCGAAAGCATTTCGATTCGCCACACTGCCAGTGCTCCGGATCGGTTCATCGAGGAGGCGGCTCCTGCACTGCTTGAATACTCGCGCGCGAGTTCGTCGAACATCACAACAGTGCTGCGATCTGCACAGTCGTCGAAGCTGGATAAGGTCGAGCAGTTTTTGGCGGGTCGGTTCGGGGCTCGTATCGGCGAGCGGATCGCGGCGGTACATCTTGAAGAGGAGGGACGGCCAATCGAATCGGTGTTCGATGCGGTGACTGGTGCGACAGCTTATGCGCGCTCGATCCCGTGGACGGCCGAGCGCGTCCAGTTCGAGGAGACGGCGGGAGCTCTGCTCGATGTAGTTTGACCAGGCATCGAGGCGTTCGAAGAAAAGAGGGGGCGGGGCTGTTGTCTCGCCCTTTCTTTTTGCTATGATCGGCAGCGGGGCGATTTGCCCCTAGAAAGATAGAAAGAGGTTCAAAATGTCGAACATTTTCGAATTGCCCTATTTTCAAGCCGTTTTCGCCGATCCGGATCGTCGGGAGGCACTTGCGCAGCGGATCGCTGATCGGCTCGTCAAGCCGTTAAATACTCTCGGCGGCCATCGTCAATTCCGGCAGCGCATGCAGTGGTTCGCCGGGTTGTGTGAGGCGGCTCGTCGTTGTGATGACGCTATCCCGTGGTCTCTCGTCTCGCAGGTGGTGGGGCTTACCGCTGCTGAAGATGTTTTCTCGCCGGGGCTTGAGTGGCAGCTGGCGTCTATCGATTACGTGGTTAGTAATCGAGAGGCCTCGCGTCTATTCCATCGATGGGATTTCGTCGAGGACGATCGCAGTTATGCGGTCGATCGCCTGTCCGAGTGGGGCTCCTTCTCTGGGTGCGAGTGCTGCGGCGAGTCGTCCCCGAT